TGATATAAAGCCCTATGAGAATAATCCTAGAATCAACGATGATGCTGTCGAAGATGTCATGGAGAGCATAAAGCAATGCAGCTATATTTCTCCTATCATTGTTGACGAGGATAATGTCATATTAGCTGGTCATACACGATATAAGGCTCTTAGGAAGCTTGGATATGATGAGTGTGATGTAATTGTAGTATCAGGCCTTACGGAAGCGCAGAAAAAGAAATACAGACTCTACGATAATAAAACTGCGGAATTTGCAAGCTGGGACCAGAAGAAGCTTGCAGCAGAATTATGTGATGTTGACTTTCAGGGATTCGATTTTGGCCAACCTATGAAGAAAGAGTCCGAAGATAAAGAAGAGAAAACAGAGTCTAAGGAAATTGTCTGTCCTTGCTGTGGGGAGGTGTTTGAGGCGTGAAGTTAATTACGGTTAAGCTTACTGAAATTACTCCGTATGAGAATAACCCCAGAAAAAATGATGATGCCGTGAATGCTGTTGCTGAAAGCATAAAGCAATGCAGCTATATTACTCCTCTAGTAGTAGATGAGAATATGGTAATCCTGGCGGGCCATACTCGTTATAAAGCACTTAAAGCACTTCAATATGAGGAGATTCCGTGCCTTATCTGTGAAGGACTAACAGAGGAGCAGAAAAAGAAATATCGTTATCTGGATAACAAGACAGGCGAAAAAGCTACTTGGGACTTAATGAAGTTGGAAGTAGAGCTGGAAGGTGTAGACCTTGAAGGTTTCGACTTTTTCGGTATGGCTGTAGACTTGCCTGTTGGAGATGGTATTGAAAAGAAAGCTGCAGGAACTACAGAGTATGATACGGAGGTTTTTGGGGATGAAAAATTCAAATACGAATGCCCAAACTGTGGCTTTAGGTTCAACTGATTTTCCATGGAAGTGGAAACTGTCAGACTTGGAATCAAGACCTAAGAACGGTTGTAAGGTTTTCTCCTGCTTCAGTTGTGGCGGTGGTTCTTCAATGGGGTACAAACTTGCGGGTTATACTGTTTTAGGGAACTGTGAAATAGATCCTGATATGATGGGCATTTATAAGGCTAATAACCATCCAGAGTATAGCTACCTGATGGATATTAGGGAGTTTGTTAAATTGCCTGATGAAGAAATCCCCGAAGAACTGAAAAATATTGATGTCCTGGACGGCTCACCACCTTGTTCGGTATTTTCCATGGCTGGAAGTCGTGAAGATGGGTGGAATGTCGAAAAGACCTTTAGGGAAGGGCAGGCAAAACAAAGGCTAGATGACCTGTTTTTCCATTTCATAGATGTAGCTAAGAAGCTAAAGCCTAAGGTAGTCATAGCCGAAAATGTTAAAGGCTTGATAACCGGAAAAGCTAAGGGATGGGTAAATAAGATAGTAAAGGCTTTTGACGAAGCAGGCTATTCAGTGCAGATTTTTCTGTTTAACTCATCCCGAATGGGAGTACCGCAGAAACGAGAACGGGTATTTTTCATTGCCCATAGAAAAAATCTGAAATACCCCAAGCTGGAGATGAACTTTAATTCGAATCCTATTCCGTTTGGAAAGGTAAGGGAAGTTTATGGTAAGGCTTTATCAAAGGACAATATGGCGGCTAAGCTGATGAAATATAGGTCCCCCACCGATAGATGCCTACAGGATATAAATAAGCGTGTTAGAAAAGCTAATAGTGGATTTACATCACCGATAAACCACGATGATGAACCGATACAGACCATTACCGCAGGAGGATATTGCTTCCGTATGTGTGATGGAATGCTAATGACAGACAAGGACATTATAAGCTGCCAGACATTTCCTCAGGACTATAATTTTATGGAGCAGAACGTTCAGTATGTATGCGGGATGAGTGTTCCTCCGGTGATGATGGCAAAGATAGCTGAACAGGTATACAGGCAGTGGTTAGGTAAAAAGAAAAAATAGACAATGTTAGATTATGAGGCTTACCGATAAAGGTAGGCCTTTTCTATTGGAGGTGTGGAGAATGGATAACTACGAACCAACTAAATTCATGCTGCCTGATTCCTACTATTCTAAGGAAGCGGCAGACTATGCAGTTAATTTTATAGAATGTCTATGCCACACCAAAGGGCGCTGGGCTGGACAAAGATTTGAGCTTTTACCTTGGCAGGAGAAAATCGTAAGAGATGTTTTTGGAATTCTCAAACCTAACGGAAAGCGCCAGTTTACCACTGCCTATGTTGAGATACCCAAGAAGAATGGCAAACAGCTTGCTTTAGATACACCTATCCCAACTCCTAATGGGTGGTCCACAATGGGACAGCTAAAGGTTGGGGACTTGGTATTTGATGAGAACGGTAAGCCCTGTCATGTTGTAGCCAAGAGCATTGTGGACGATACCGAGCAGGCATATAAGCTTACTTTCCGTGATGGCAGCTCCATTATTGCAGGTGAAAACCATCTATGGAATGTAGATTATATTGTCGGTAAAACCAAAAGCAAGGTAATGCGTACTGCCGACATATACGAGAAAACAATTAGACAAAGAGAAAATCACTATGGTGATATTAAAGAGATGCGCAGGTCTGTGATAAGGATTAGGGTAAATAAGCCATTACAGACATCTGAAATTAAGTTGCCAATAGACCCTTACACCTATGGCTACTGGCTAGGAAACGGAAATTCCACAAAGCCAGAGTTAACTGTTCGTGATGAGGACGTACAGGCTATTATAAATAATATTCCCTACAAAGTACATAATATCTATCCTCAAAAATGTGGCGGTAGTCATATCATCAATTATAAGGAGCTTAAAGCTATTCTTGTAAAGAATTTTAGGGATAAGGTTATAAGACCTGAATACCTTAGAGCTTCTGAGGAACAGAGATGGGAGCTGTTACAGGGACTTATGGATTCCGATGGATGTATAGGGATGTTCAAAGGGCAGAGCGTGTACACAAGCACTATCAAGCAGCTAGCAGAATCGGTACGGGAGCTTTTATGGAGCTTAGGAATTAAGAACGCAATGACCTCCGAGCCATCAACGAGGCTGGGGATACCTACTGGCGAAACATTATACCTGATTAGGTTTACCACTTTCAGCGACCAGCCAACTTCAAAACTGAAAAGAAAAATAGAACGCAGACGGGAGCGTGTAGGTGATACGCGTTCCTGTTTTCATTATCTGGAAAATATAGAAGCGCTGCCTTATAAGGTGAAAATGCAGTGCATCCAGGTCGACAGTGGCAGTCACTGTTATCTGGCTGGAAAGTCCATGGTGCCTACTCACAACAGTGAGCTTGCCGCCGCCGTTGCCCTCTATCTTCTCTGTGCAGACTTTGAGCCGGGGGCCGAGGTCTACGGCTGTGCCGCCGACCGGAATCAGGCACAGATCGTCTTCGATGTTGCCCTTGCCATGGTCAAGAGGTGTCCGGTTCTGGAGAAGAAGATGAATATCAAGGCATCCCAGAAGGAGATGGAGTACATCCCCACGGGCAGTAAATACAAAGCTCTGTCTGCGGATGTGGCAAACAAACACGGATTCAATATCCACGGGGTGGTCTTTGACGAACTCCATACCCAGCCGAACAGGAAGCTGTTTGATGTCATGACGAAGGGCTCCGGGGATGCCCGGATGCAACCGCTATATTTCCTCATCACCACCGCCGGAGACAACACCAATTCTATCTGTTACGAACAGCACCAGAAGGCAAAGGACATCATCGAGGGTCGAAAGCACGACTCGACCTTCTACCCGGTTATTTACGGAGCCGATGAGGGGGATGACTGGACGGACCCGAAGGTGTGGAAGAAGGCCAACCCCTCCCTCGGTATCACCGTGGGCATCGACAAGGTACAGCAAGCCTGTGACCAGGCAAGGCAGAATCCGGCAGAAGAGAATTCCTTCCGGCAACTTCGGCTGAATCAATGGGTCAAACAGGCCGTCCGATGGATGCCCATGGAGAAATGGGATGCCTGTGCCGAGTCGTTCCCGGAGGAAATGCTGGAAGGGCGTGTGTGTTACGGGGGCCTTGACCTTTCCAGTACCACAGACCTTTCCTCCTTCGTCCTGGTGTTCCCGCCGGAGGATGAGGACGAGCCGTACTATATCCTGCCTTACTTCTGGGTGCCGGAGGACACCTTGGAGATTCGGGTGAAGCGTGACCATGTTCCCTACGACCTGTGGGAGCGGCAGGGCTTCATCCAGACCACCGAGGGAAATGTCATCCACT